CGCATCATCGTTGGCAAGAAATCCCGGTTGGTTTTTGTAACAATATCCGTCCAGGATGGCGCCGAACTATTCCCATACAGCGCAGCTGCATCTTTGGCTATGGAAGCCCACCAGGAATAGGTTGTAGCGTTGATTGTGCCAACGGTGCCTGTGGTGTTAATTATCAGATCGTACAGTGTCCCGAATTCTTTTGCGCTGGCTGAAGTGGTTTTGAAGAACGCGGTACCGAATTCATCTTTGATCGTCTTCTGGCAGATCTTCGTTTCCGTTTTCAGCAGATTAAATATGGCCTCGGGGCCTGTGTTTTGTACTTCGGTTTCCAGTCCGGACAGCGTAATCGTTCCTGCGCACTGTTTCCACTCGAACTCGGCAGCCGTGAGCTTTTCTTTCGGCGCCAGGGTAAAGGTATCCCACTCAGAGTAGAATTCAGCTCTACCTTTAGCGTAAATGATCGGCTCAACGATCTTCCGGCCAGTAGCCGGTTTGGATTTCCGAAGCATCGTATACATCAGAACATTGGACGTGAAAATATTATCCCGAAGTTTCGGAACGATACTCTCCCTGGTCGTTGTACTGATGTTATCCCAATTAAGAGTCAAATAACTCTCCTTTCAGGTTTGGATTACATATTGAGATAGTTTTCCAAAGCCTGATCAGCAGCGTCGTCTATGGTCTTGGGTTTTTTACCCTTGGCAGTTTTAGCAGCCTTCGATTTGGCGGTAGTTGTTTCGCCAGCATCTTTGGCGCTAGACTTAGCCTTCGAAATTCCGAGTTTGACTTTGCCGTACAGTTCGAACCAGGCATCCTTCAGCGACATAGCAACGAATATTTCATCGTCTTTATGTTTTTCGTTATGCTCGTTGGCGAATTTGATAATCTTGTCGATGTTCTCATGATTTGGTTTCTCGGTAGATCCCAGGTTGTCAGGATCCCAATCGACCAGCTCACCAATCGCTTTTCGCGCAAGTTCCAGGGCCTGGTTCTGTTCGGCATCTTTGTTTTCGAGGACATCCAACCGTTTTTCAACATCGGTTTTCTGCTCCTGATCAAATTTCAATTCACGGAGAGGATTTTTCTGGCCAAGTTCCTGATAGTGTTCATCCAGGGCAGTCATAACTTTTTCGTCCTGAGTCATAGCTTTCAGATTTTGGGTAGACTTACCGAACGCTTCACGCTGAGTTTTCAACAGCTCGAAAGCAGTTTTATTCTCTGTGGCACGATCGGTATTGGTCTTATTCCAGTTTTCCTTGTTAAGATGGTCCTCAACGGCAGTTTTCAGCTGTTCAGGGTTGAACTCTGTTTCCTTGCCATCTTTATCCGTGTATTTGAAAGGCTCTGGTACCGTTTCCGATTTGGAAGTCTTCTCTTCGGAAGTTGCTTCTTCTCCGGCAGGCGGTTTCTCACCTGTTTCGTCAGCAGGCTTTAGTTGCTCGTCACTAGTGAGCGAGGCTAATTGCTCCGGACTGAGTTCGATAGTCTCTATATCTGTGACTACCACATCGTTTTCGTTTGGTCCTGGCATAATGCCGATCTCCTTGTCAGTTGGTCCTTCCAGACGCTGTTTAGAAGAAAAAAGCCCCGTACACCGGTCGTAAAACCAGTCGTACAGGGCTCCTATTAATTCCCCGAAATGAACCGGGGTTAAATCAGGTAAGCCTGATTAAATCTTTTTGCGTTCTAGCTTTTCATAAGTAGTTATGCTGCCTTGACTGAAATGGATTGTAAGACTCCCGGTAAATGCTGAATCAACCAGGCCCTTGATCAATACCCACATTCTCTTCAGCTTATCCAAGCAGGTCCCAAATTTCGTGAAACATCTTTTCATACTGCTCCACAATGATCTTCCTGGCCCGGGAAACACTGATAACCTTAGTCTTTTCATTGAAAGACGCTGGCGTTTTAGCGTGTTGTTCCAGCGGATCAAGAACAGCCTTTCTCATTTCTGCTTTCTTGGATTCCAGTAAATCGTTAGCCATAATTAAACTCCTGGTTAATTGTTATGCCTGCGGTTGCCCGGCTTCTTCCTGTAAAAGTGCCATTACTTCGGGGTTGGCTTCCGGATTCTGCAGTAAAGCAGCCAGTACCTGGTCCGGATCGTCAGATCCTAACATTTCCTCTAACTCCGGATCCATCTGGCCACCCTGGGAAAGTGATTTGAATAATTCCTTCAACCTGGCTTTATCGCGGATGTTTGGCGCAGCATCGACCATCATATCCAATATTTCGGCTGGCGTACCTTCCACTAGGTATTTTGATAGTGCTGCAAGCTCTTCAAATTCGGCTTCCTTATTGTACGTTAGATAATCACCGATCGATAGCTTGACCTCGAATTCCATATCAGCCGATGGATAAATATCTCCGGTTTCCTGAAAAGTTTGACCTGGTTGTGGTGTATTTAATGCAACACCTAAAAACTTCTGATAATTAACCTGGCCGTTTTCGTCCTGGTGCCGGTGGTATTTCTCTTCGTCGAACATATTCCGGATGATGTATAACCAATGCTCAGTCATTTCAACCAGCATTTCTGACATATCATCGACAGCAGGTTGGACCCTTCCCTCGGATTTTACTTGGAGAGCTTCGACCTTTCTCCCCGAATCACCTGGCCTGGCTTTTCCGCGAGAAGGATCCTGAACCCCTAATATATTGTCCTTACGATCGTTCAAATGATTTAAGAACCCCACAACATCACCCATATTCAGCCTGGGCGGTTCCATCCACTTAACGTCGTTGGTATCTCTGGCGGTAATTCCATCACCTGGTTTGTTGTTCAATTCTTTTGCGGCAACTCGGCCACGCCTGGAAACAATCGGTTTCGGGTTGCCAGTTAAGCGGATATTATCGGTAGTCTGACTGAGAATCATGTTGTTGGCCTTGATCAGCCTTTCGACCTGTTTATACTCCGGACGGCCCCAAAAAGATGAAGATTCGGAATAATTCTTTGTATCGAAATAGGGTGGCCGTTCGTATGGATTCGGTTCATCCAGGCAGATCAAATTCTTTTCACCGTGGGCTATAATTGTATGGCGCCCATCAGGGTATTTTTCTTTGTCACCGTAGCCGATCGGTTCAGTGCCGGTGGTTTCTTCGTTTTCACCGACCGTTACCGACTCAAACACTTCGGTATCATCGGCATACCAACACTCAATGATGATACACTGGCCATCTACACTTGGTTTGCCACCAGGTCGGCCTTCCAGGATATCCTCGCGTTCATTGGCTGTGTCGTGGATCGGAGTTAAAGTACCGTCACCTTCCTCGTCGTCGGCCTGGTCTTTGAAATTGAAAGCGCGATATTCGTCCAGCTCACCTTCAGGTTTAACGTCAACGCCCCATTTCTTCTTAACGTCTGAACAATACATGATAGCAATTTCAATAAAAAATGAATCTTTACATTCCACAATACTTCCGGCAAACGGATCTGGTAAGCACTGGAAGATATCCAGGAGAGAAACTTCAATCTCTTGTTTGCCTGGTACCTTCACGGCCTTTACAATTCCGTTACCATAAGTTTTCAGGGTTCGCCAGTTTTCTCTGATCTTCCGATTCATCCGGTTAACTTTCCAGATCTCATTAAATTCTTTCTGTAATCCCCTGGCGTAATCCATTGCAGCCTGGATTATCTCGGGAGTATGGTAAGATTTGGGTTTTGGGAATACCTCAGCCTTCGGACTGATAGCTGTGGCCACCGGCAAGGTAGTCTCAATCGCTTCGAATACACTGTTATCAACGATCTTCGACTTGTACTTAGCCATTCGATTGTTCTTCCAGTGGTTTCCATACAGGTAATCTTCGGCTTTACGCCATATTGCCAGTTTAGGATCCCGGTGCCGTTTGGCATACAGATACTTGGCCATTACCGACTTCCATAGCTCGTGATCCGTGAAGTTCTTTTTGCTTAATTCTGATATTTTTCCCATCGCGCTATTAGTTTATATTCGGTTGTCAATATCAAAAAACAGAAATGTTGACATTAATCTGGCCCTGCTCAACTATCCATATCCCCACCGCCTGGCTCTTCTTCCGCAAAAATCAGCAGGTCAAGCTCCGGTGGTGTTCCTGTTCGGTAATCTCTTTCTTCGTGCTTGAAATACGTTTCCATCGGTGTTTTCGGTTCTTCCTGGGCCGGTGGCATATCATCATGGCAAACCAGGTACCGAACACAATCCGGTAGGTCCTTGTATTTCGGGACGATAATACCATCAGCAGCAGCACGATCGGAGCCAGCCCTGGTAACTTCCCTTTTCCGGATATAGTGAATCAATCCGTTCCAGGTGTGATAACAGTTTGACAGAATAATCAGGCCAGGTTCACCATCCGGAAGGTTGCCTAACGCCTTTCTAACTTGCCGGTGGCCATACATTATTTCACCATCACCACTCGGAGCGTCATAGCTTTCGATGAAGAAGAAATCACGTTTGTATTTGTCGCCAGCATCAGCAAATACTTCAGCCAGGGAAGTCTTACCCCTGGTCTGCCAGCCAAAATGTCGATCCATTACCCTTTCTTCGATCTTTTTATCTATCTTGAACTTGGCTTCGATTCCGATCCATTCTTTTACTTCAGCGTCCGCGGTCCTGGCTTTCTTCATATCCCAAAACGGCTGCTCAGTCTCTGTTGGGTATTCTGCAAAGATAATCCAGCGTCCTCGGCCTGATTTCTTGATCTCCGGTGTGTATGCAGCCCAAATAGCAGCTGAAGGCCGACCATCGTGCGGATCTACAGCCTGGTAAATCTTTGAACCAGGTGGAATCGGGAAATCTTTCGGATCTCTGAAATGTTTGGCCCTGCTCAACGATCCATAGATGATTCCAGCGAAATACATTGGTTTACCGTAGGCCCTGGCTTCGCGCTCTTCCGGATCGTAGGCATCAACCATAGCATCAACGATCTCAGGGTCCAGGTGGCCGCGGATACCACGTTCCCGACAGGCTTCATATACGGTAGCTTCCAGGTGGTAATAGCCTTTTACATTGTTCTCGACGTTCTTCTTGATCTCATCCAGGACATAGGGTGGACAGTACAACGGAGTCATTGGTAGAATGGTTAAACAACCCAGCCGGCGCCGTGACTTAATCGCTTTCCATAACGGTTCGGGCATTGGCTCATCACCGATGATTATCCCGACGTTGGCCGATTCGTAGGTCTTGGGATCCTGGTCAAATGTTTTAAATGATATTTCCCATCCGTTGATCTGAATCCGGCTGATATAGCTCTTGCCGTCCTTTGATGATTTATATTCACCCAGGGGAAATAAATCTACCACCATGGGGATTACAGTATCCTTTAGGGTCTCAGCTGTGCTGCAATACCATACTTTCTTCGGGAATTTCCACGGCTGGTTAAATACTTTGTGGTGGAACCATCCATTCTGCGCCCCCTTGATGATATTGAACAGGATCTGTAATGCAGTCGTGGTTTTCCCAACGCCATTAGCAAATGTGACCAGGTGGACCGGAATCTTGGATTCTTCCATCGATTGGGCCACAGTGTTGATAAATTGCTCCTGGGCGCCGTTTGGACAGTAATATTTAAGCTGGCTAGCTTCTTTGGCCAGCTGGTACTCTTCGTACTGCTTGGCCGTTAGTTTTTCTTTGTAATAATGGTCCTGGTGTTGGACCTTTGGGAGTGGTTTCAATCTACTGACTTTAAAATCTTATCTACCCGATCGAACAAATCCTGTAGTTTCCCGGCTGCAGTATCGCCAATATCATGTTCAACCTTATCGCGCCACCGCTCCGGGCGCCGGTTCTTCAGCCAGATAAATGCAGCAGCTGTATCAGGGGGATAGTGTTTGATGTACTCTGTCTCTGTAATCTCACCTTTGTAGTTCGAAATGTGTGTGGCTTTGGCCCGGTATCCTCGCGCCCGCTGGAAGAGTGACGCCTCGATTTCATCGTCTGGTAAAAGTTTGGCTTCCTTTATGGACTGACATACCTCTGGGTAGTCAATTTTCCATCGATTAAACGTTCTTTCTGTAACCCCAAGTTCTTCAGCCATTTGCACATCAGTAAAGCCAGCTAGCGCCATAAAATAAATATATTTTGCGAATATTGGTTCGTACTTCAGCTTACCCATTCCAAATTCTCCGGATAAATCTTTTGGTTATCAATTTTATTTGCAGCTTACGGAATTGTCGCTGGTCCTGGATCTGCTGATCGTATTGGTTGTGGATGGCCACCAGCTGATCGCAGCGCTGATCTATGATAGAATTTGCTTGAAATCCCAGGGCAATATCAGGAATCGTCTGACGTGTCTTCACGGTCTGCTTCCAGGTCTTGGATTGGAATATCGTTAATGGTGCCAGGAGTAGGTCCTAGTCGTTCAATTAATCTTTGGACAATAGAATCTTCGCTTATTTCATTGGGTGGATCTCCGATTGACTTGGTCATGGTGGCGTAGGTTTTACTCCATATTCGGTTGGTAACCAGGGATCCGATAAACAAGAATACCAGGGCAACAGCGATATGTGAGATTACCAAATACATTTCGTAAAAGGTTACAGGTCCAGGTTAATCGGTAGCAATTGGAATGTTGACATTAATTACGTCCTTTTCAATCCGATATCAGATCGTTTCGCGGTTGCTTTAAATTTTTCAATGTACTGGCCGTACCTGGTTCTTAACCTGGTTGTATCTCTTCCCTTCAGTTCATATTCCCGGATGAGAGTTTCATAAATATTTAGTACTTCCTGAATTGTTGTAGATCTAGCTGGCCTTTTGCTCATTGCTGAAATGCTTCTGGAATAAATTCAGAAATATGTCCGGATTCGCCGGGCTTATACGGGTCCCGAGCGATATCCGATTCGGATGATTCGGAGTTATGGAATTGTGGACAACTTTCTTTATTTTTAATTTCTTTTTTAGTTTCCTTTGTTTTTATTTGTTTAGGGAGTGGCGGAAATCCGGCAGAAACCCCATTATTGCTGTCTGAAACTGGGTTATTGCCGTCATTAATAGGGTTATTGCCGTCAGAAACTACTTTTAGGGGTGGTCGTTCAGGTACTTCTTGCTTGCGCCTACGGTAAAAGTCGTACAGTCTATTAACAAAGTTATCCACATAAATAACGCGATCTTTTTCCCATAATTCTTGATCGATTGCGCCCAATTTTGCCAGATGATTTAGTATTTGAATACAGCGATTTTCATCATTAATTAAGCTGTAATAAATGTAGTGCATCCAGTTATCTTCAGGCTCACAATCATAGAATTGACCAGGTGATTGAGCCAATAATTCAAGTGTCCGGTACCATAAGATATACCCATCTTTTCCGTACAATCTGATCAAAATGGACATTGTACGGCCATGCTGTGAATCGTGTTGGAAGTAGTCAATAGTAGTTTTTCGGGGTCGGGCCATAGGTTTACGTTTTTGCGATATTATTTATTTTATTATTGGTAATGATGGTTGTTTTTGGCTGGTAGTATTCAGCCAGGGTAGCCAGGATATAATCGCGAGTCTTTTTCGCTTCTGCCCTGGTAGGTGCCATGAAAGGTATAACTCCACCGTCAACATGAATCATAAAGACAGATTTGATTTCACCCTTTGGGTTGTGGATCGGACCGCAACCGGCGATCTTTGGAATGGCCAGGACAGTATCGCCTGGTAGCTTAAGTAATGTTTGGGTTTTATCCATTTTCTTCCTCTTCAATTCGTTTTTCTGCTCTTTCTTTTTACCACTACGTTTGTATACAGATTTAGGCGCTAGAGGTAAAGCTATCTTCAAGCCTTGTATTTCTAGCACCTCACCTATTTGACCAGTCTTAGATATTACAACAATGTCGTTTTCTTTGTTGTAACCATACTCCCATCTTTTAGATTTATTCAACCTACTGATAGTGTTATACCGCCTTTTCATAGTGGCAAAACCCCCTGTGCTAATCTTTCAGCAGCAACCTTGCACCACTTTTTATTTAGTTCTATTCCAATCGACTTGCGCCCCATTTCTTTAGCCGCAAATAATGTGCTTCCACTACCCATAAACGGGTCAAGTATTGTATCACCCGGCTCACTAAATTTTTTAACTAATTCCTTCATCAACCTTTGCGGCTTTTGGCTTTTGTGCCCTGTTAAAATATCTCTGTTCATTTGAGCATCAATTTTGTTTTTTATTTTTTGGTAATTAAAACTATAAGGAATATTTTTGCCATTGCGCTCATAAATATTTTCGGTAGTGGCATAAGTCCCACACAATTTATTCCATTTGTGTTTCGCTGTATAATTAAGTGGAAAATCTTCTTTATCTGTCCAAAAAATTAATTGCAAAAAACCAAATTGAGTTAAAAAATCAAGAATACCATCATAATAATTATATCCATCGATATGGAAATTGGGATATGGTGGATCTGTGATTATCACATCGGGCGCAAGACTTTCAACTATGTCCATACAATCAGCGTTGTAAATAGTCACACAATCATCCTGGTAATAGGGCGGCGGTATAACAACGGCATTAAATTGATTCGTTTCACTCACAAGTTATGCAAGGGTTTAATCTTACACTGTCTACTTTCTTTACTAAAGTCTGTTCGTACATTATTTATCGTAGTCTTTAATATCTACTTTATATTTAGATTCTAAGCCAAGTTTATCTATTAGTGTGTGACAAGCTTTGGTAGACTCTACATAGTAATCTTTTTTACTTAGGTGACTTTTAGCAGCCATGAAATCAACCCTACAAACTTCAGGTCTATTATCATATACACTGCAAGTGTTGTTCTTGTTTAAATACCCACAAACGCCATCACCTCTATCTGGCAGACCAAGTTTACCACCAGCAACCCTACAGCAAGCTCCACATTTAGAACATAAAAAATCCATTTTCTTCCTCTTCAATTCGTTTTTCCACAATACCTATAGTACAATGCTGTGCTCCACCATGAGCAAACACACACTTTGTAATGTTCCGGGCGCATTTCTTAAATCTTTCCAATCTCAATAATTGTCCTGGGTACCGATGCATAGAACTTTCCAGCTGCTAATGTTGAGATCTGCGAATCATCCAGGTAGAATACTTTATTAAGCGCATCCTTGACGAATTTGACCAGGTTGTCCAGATCCGGCTTACTGGTGTGTAGCCTGGGCGCCCAATCCTTTAGTATGCCGGCATTTCTACCGGTACCGTAATGGTTCTTCGGCCGCGGCATATAAAACCATAGCTTCATGGAGATCGGGCCGTCAAGGGGCGATTTTGGGGCTTTATTCTGACATATGGCCAGGAAATCCTTTTTATCGCCCTCAGACGGATCGTAATTGCGAATATTGCCGTTAGGTAACCGGAATGTCCGGTGTCGTTTCAGGGCCTGGGGTTTGCCCCGAACTTCTAAGCGAATCACTATGCAGCTGGTACTTCGGCCGGATCGGTTTTTTCCGGTATCAAAGATTCCATTTCTTTCAGTCCTGAATCATCGTCCAAGCCAGGAAGATCATCAAGCGGTTCAGCTAATCCATCGTCCTTCAGGGCATCGATAACCTGGTTGCCAGTGGTTTCCTCTGATTCAGTATCTTCAACATAATCCGGATCGTGGCCCTGTTCTTCGCCAGCTGGTATCGTTTGACCTTCAAAAACATCGGCCTGCCTATCCTGTTCATTTATAATGGACATTTCCGGATCAGACGGTGTAATCCTTTCTTCATGCTCTGGATCATCAATCGAAAAGAATTCCACCCGGCCTTTAGCATGGTTAACTATGCGGTGGACCTGGGCGAATCGTTTTTCTGATCCTTCGCTGATCTTATGAGCAGTTTCGGAAAGAGTCTTTTTCAGTTTGCCGATATCCTCATTGTACTCAGCAACCAATTCTTTCTTTTCCGATTCCTGCTCTTCGATCTTCAGAACAGTTTCATTCTCCTTACTCACCAGCTCTTCAAGTTCATCCGGATTAAACGAATGAATGTATTCTATCTCCTGCGCCATTATTACCTCATGGTTTAGTGTTTATCAAAATATTAAGGAAGTCCCCAGGATCATGCCATCAACTACCCTGGAAACGAATCTGTAGACACTTCTGTAATTATGCGTTGTCGGCTTCAGGACTTCCTCAATTCTTGGTTTGTTCATAATTTTTTAGTTTTTTCGATCAATCGGCTGCATCAGCTCATGTTGCGGATCACCTGGTTCAACCAGGTAAACTTTGCCACCGGCAATGAACTGATTCTCAGCAAGATTCAGGTGAAATGCCCTTTGGCCATTGGTCAGATCGACAATCCGGCGCAGGGCATTGTCCAGGCTATAATCTGCCCGATCTTCCAGTTTACTGTGCCAACGGCCAAGACGCTGTTCCAGTACCGGTTTCACTTTTTCGCCTTCTTACAAATCTGACCTACCCGAGCACAATGAATCCCGAATACTTCTATCACGCAAAACTCCTTTGGCCATCTGCATCTTCGATTATATTCACTGGCCTTGAATCATTACTTGAAGTGAGCCGTTGGAAAACCCACTTAAAAGGTACATACCAAGCCCCCGACCAGTCGTGTTGTAATATCTCTTTAGGGGTTAATTCCAGCCGATATTGGGGAATTTTATAACGGATTTTTTCGCCATCATATCCGTAATAGTAGGCGTCAGAAAATATATGCGGATCTGAAACAGGTACCAGGTGTTCGCGGCGCAGCTCACGGATCCGCACATCTGCAGCATCACCACCTAATCTTGGTCCACGAAAGAAATACATTGGCCGGTAGCCACCCGATCGTATTACTTCGTTACCAGGCCCACCATCAAAATAACGAAATGGTTTTTCATCTAACTTGGCATCGATCAGCATTTTCAAGATGATCTGTTTTCGGGACAAACCATAAACGGTCGGTGGAGTAATGATATTCACCTGCCAACAACTCCAAAAAAGGCGTCATGACAAAAATACCAGCCCACGTACTTAACCCCACCGACCATATTT